TGTTGAAGTTGATTCGCATAATATCTTCTTCCCTAAGCGATTTTTATTCCCCTTCAACCCTTCAGAAATTTTGTTACGATGTTCTTCTGAAAGTCTGCATCCATAACGAAAATGTTTTTCACCCCTTCTATTCAATCCCATTCTACGACAAGTTTCTTCAGATAATTTTTTACCATAATTATTCGGCTTCTTTCCTTTTTTTGCAAGAGATAGTTTCTTTTTATGTTCTTCTGATAAAAATCCACATCCCTTTCCATCAGAAATATTGTAAAGAATAAAATCAAGTGAACGATAAAGTTTGATCCACTTTTCCTCAGCAATTAACCAATCTTTTATATCACTACAAACTTCTAGTGTTTCGCGAAAAAAGTGTTCACTTCCATATTTTCTTAAAGCAGCTTTTAGATACTTGCCAGAACCAAAATAACTTCTTATTTTATTATTAGCAAGTTTTCCTATATAAAGCTTATCATTTACATCATTTGATGTTAAATATATTATTCGTTGTCCGGCCATTTTATATTTACCTCTTGCTCTAGCTGCTGGATTCCAAAATCCTTAGGTTGTCTTTTTTTATCTTCTTTTTCACGCTGCTCAGAAAATGTAGACTCTGTAGTCACTCCTGCTTTTTGACGAGGCGACATTGATTTATAACGCATCCAATCAAGATAGTGAGTAGTCATTATTGTCTTTTCCCTCTAAATACAAATGATTTTGTAGCCTGATCTATTTTCAAGAGTTTCTTTTTCTTAGTCTCGTTCTTGTCTTCTTCTTTTGCGGTTCTTTCCATCTCAGCCAAATGAGAGTAGTATTTATCATCTTCTTCTAAATGATCCATGGCAATGTCGGCAGCTGCTACACGTTTTTCATCTTCATCCTTATCTGGATCCTTGCCCACATGTTCTTGTTCTACTTTGATGCCCTCACCTAATTCATTCTGATCGACATCTTTGTATTGAAGCTTATCACCTATTCCGCCCTCAATAGGGTTTGGACGATTACCTTTACCAAGCTTACTCGTGTCGCCTTTATATCCGCCATATTTACCAAAGTCGGGATGCGGGCTCACATCGTCAGAACTATTTTCTGTCTTCTCTTTAGCAGCTCTTTCCATCAGCCTCAATCGAGATTTAGATGAAGGACCTTTAGGAGTTGATGTAGCGCTAATCTTTTCAGCGATCTCGCCTGTAGGCATTGCCTTTTCGGCTTCTTCTTCATCCTTATCATCTACTTTGACCAAATGAGCCAAAAGAGGCTTGAAACCAGCAGCCAATGGTTGATTCTGAGTATACTGAAGAATAAGCTTCATTATGCCCTTGCTCTTATCAACTCTTTTTGCCTTGACCTCCTGACCTTGTTCAGTCAAATGAACGAATACCTTCTTAGGCTTTTTAGTTGGGTCAATTGGTTGATTGAACGTAACTTTAGCACCTGGATATTCTTTTGTGTATTCACCAATTGGCTTAGAATTTTTAGCTCTGCCTAAATAGGCAGCAGGACCTTGCGCCAATCCATAGGGACCGTTACCTGGGCTATAGTTTCGTTTAGCGTCTTCATATGCTTTGACTTTTTCCTTAGTCTTTTGCTCATTGATCCAATCTGTTCTCTTTTGACGTTCTTCATTCGGATCAAACTCTCGAGAATCTTTGCCTCTATCGAGAGGATAATCTTGAAAGTTGGTGTTATCACTACCTTCTGAACCTTTCATTATAACAACTTTCTTACCTGCAATCATAATAGATTTTCTATCTCTAGTAGAAGCATTCGCACGAGCCTTCTTTTTGAAATCATCTGGAACATAATCAGAGCCCTTGAACTGCGTATCAGGACCAAGAGGATCACCCTTGAAAGAAACTGGATTATACGGAAGCCCTGGAGGACCTCCATGAATAGTTGAATGAGTTCCATCCTTTTTATCATTAGATGGACGAGGGTTGTGGAATGACTGAGAATATGCCTCGCCAGTAAAAGGAGTAGATGGGAATTCGGGCTGTTTTACATCTCTAAGTTCCATTTGCTTTGTAGAAGACGGAAAATCAAGTTTCTGTCCTTCCTTATCTTGAGGCTTTTGAACCTGAAAGATAACGGGAACATACTGCTGCATACCAGCATTGCCCTTGACAAGATCGGGATCAACAATACATTTAGAATGATGTTTAAACCATTCGACTTGTTTAAGTCGCTTAACAGCACCCTCTTTCGAGCCCGACTCTCCGAGATTTTTTCCCTTTTCAGAAACTACTCTGAATTTACTGCCCCGTCTAACGATTGTCATCGAACTGTCTCCCCTAACTTTTCTCGTACTATTCTTGATCTTCTTTCAACCCAGCGGTCTTTCAGCTTCTTTTTTGTTTCTTCAGATGTTTCATTCCAAATCTAGGATGTTTATCTCCCTTTATACGACCGTCAGACATTATTAAAGAAAGCTTTTTTCTGTTATCTTCAAGAGCAAAATATTTAGACATAGACGATGAAATTTTTTTCTTATGTTCGACGCTTTTTATTTTAGCTATTGATGAATTCGACATTTTCTTTTTTGTTTCTTCAGAATGATGTTTACCAAACATTGGGTGATTTTCATTGCTCAGAGCAATGCTTATTTTTTCTTTTGTTTCTATTGAATGATGCTTCTTGTAAAAAGGATTATTTTCGCCTTTCATTCGACCGTCAGACATCGTTTTTGAACGTTTTTCTGACGCATTTTGTATACGCTCACAGTTCTCTTTCGTTTTGCCAAAAGCCCAGTGATTTTTACCCGAACATCCTTCTCCACCATCGGCAATGTTATACATATTGTTTTGTCCAACTAAATCTCTATAAAATGAAATCCAAAATTTTTCTTTATTACAATGATCTTTACGATTATCTGCAAAATCTATAATTATTTTTGAAAAATTTTCTTTGCCATATTTTTCAATCGCCTTTTTAATCAATTTTCCAGAACCTAAGTAATCTTTTTTATCTGATTCATCTTTACCAATATAAATCTTGTCATTTATATTATTAGTAGTTTTATAGATAATCATAAATCCTCATTACGTTTTATCTTTGTTTTCAGCTTTCGAGCGTGAATCTGGCGAAAACTTTCCACCAAAATAGAGGGCAAAGCATGTAGTCAATAGAGCAATTGAAGCACCTTCTTGAAAATCAATTACCCAAGAATACTTGATAGCTGGAATGATCCTGCCTGCTATAGTCCTCTCGGCAATTCCCGCAGATAATGTCAATCCCGAAAAAACATACCTAAGCAATACAATCACCCACGTGCTCATCGCAATAAAAGCCGATTTTGAAAATTGCCCTTTATACTGGAAGAACTGATTATTCAGTATCCAGTTTCTCAATCGCTGCTTCCCCATAACTCTTTTGTGTCCCTTCTTTGGGTTGCATGCTTTCTTCATTTTCTACTTGTTCAATGAATCGAGTATAATGAATTCCCTTCTCAATCCCACCTGTTATTTCGTACTGCATAACTTACTCACCATGTTTCTGGAAAAACGCTTCGAAGTGATCATATACTTCTTTTTCTTTCCGTCTTAGTTGTTCTGGCATTAAAAAATACCTTGAAAATGCTTCAGCAAAATGTTCTTCACCACTGAGCGTCGCATAATCGCTTACCATATACGTCTTTATTGATTCTTGCAATAGAGTTTCCTTATCGGCACCCTTTGCACCCTCGACATCAAACTCGGCTTTCTTTCTAAGTTCTTCATCCATCTTGCCAAAAGTGTCAACAAACTTGACCGAGTTCTTTACAAAGTCTTTCTGGTTTTTATCCTTTGAATCTACCGAATCAGACGTGAGAGGCTTCTCAGCCTTTATACGAAGTGTGCCATAAAAATATGCATGGCCGACCTCGTGCATCATCACTGCTTTCTTCACCACTTCTGAAATATCATCGGGAAAGTTAGAAGTACAGAATGCCATCTTTCCCTTCGACACGTTAAACGAGCCAGAAGCATTAGTAAATTCTTCGCTGTCTCTAAGCTCTTTTGGAACAGCCAAAGTATCCAAGAATACATCAATATCTTTTGTAAATCGTATTGAAGCACATCCCGCATTGATGTTGATAAAATGCTCGTCATCAATCTCACGACATGCATCCTCGAAGAGTGATTTGTAAGCTGGGTCAACAGAATCAATTGTTGATTCGAACTGATTTCGACGAACTGGCTCTTGTGCTGAAACAGCCTTGTTTCTTGGATTAGTCTCTTTATAGATATATCTAACAGCGCCTGATTCAGTAAGCTCCTTGCGGATGTATTTCGCATTCATCTTCTTGCGTTCAGTGGTTTGAGT